CAAAATTTTTCACAAGATAGGACTTATACTCAAGATCCATACAATAAATGAAACAATGATTTAAATCAATATTGATCACTAGACCTTTCATCAGCAACGGATAGATTTCCAATTAAACTTCAGAGAAGACTTTTAGAACATATGTTTTCAAAAGAATTATCTGAAGGATGGTTTGGTATCCTATCTACAAGAAAGTTTAGAACACCTGAAGGTGATATGGTTTCTTACGAAACCGGACAACCTATGGGTGCTTATTCTTCTTGAGCTGCCTTTACTCTAACCCACCATTTAGTTGTACACTGATGTGCACACTTAAGTGGAATTTATAATTTTAAAGATTACATAATTTTAGGTGACGATATTGTTATAAAAAACGATAAAGTTGCTAAATTATATAAAATTTGAATTAAAAATTTGGGTGTAGATTTATCTGAGGCAAAAACACATGTATCTTGTGATACTTATGAATTTGCTAAAAGATGGATCTGTAAAGGAAAAGAAATTACTGGTATACCAATATCTGGAATTATTAATAACATTAATAATCCTTTTATTGTTATGGTAAATCTTTATGATTTTTACAAAATCAAAGGAAATTACTTAAGTTCTTCATTGAATTTAATCCACGTGGTTTCTAAACTTTACAAGGGATTAAACCGAAAATTGAGTACTAAGTATTCAAATTCTAAGTTTAATATGAAAGTTTCTATTTTCCATAAATCATTAGACCATTGTTTTGGTTATTCAACAATTGATTCTCTAAGAGAACTAATTGCAAATAATTTAAATAATGATCTAGTGATGATACCTAACGATGATTTAATTCATTCATTACTAAATGATATTATCGGACTAGGTATAGGAAAAACAGTAAAAAACAGTATGGTAAAGTTAAATACATTAGTTGAATCCATCATATCAAATAAGAATTATTTGAATGAAGATGAAATTAACAATTTAAAATATTACCCTGTTTTTACAGGTATAAATAATTATCTTAATAATTACAAAGATCAAGTTTCAAATTGACAAGTAAACTCTGTTAATTTTAGACAAAGATCTAAGGAATTATTAATGCTAAATATTGACAATGTATTTAATAAGGAGAGAAATAAGACTCTTGAATTATTAAATACAGGAAAAATATTTAAGTTGGGATTTGATATAATTAATTCTACAGATGAGATTATGTATGGATCCTCCATAGGAGAATCAACATATTCTTATAATGCAGATTTAACTAATCACATCTCAAATAATTATTCTATGACATTCAATAAACTAAATGAAATTAACAATGGAACATATAAAGTTCAAGAACTGAGAAGTTCAGAATCAATATATAATTCTTATGCTAATTTCTTCGATTAAGAACACATAGATCCTATTTTATGAATAGGAGGGTATAACATTTTATACATTAAGTAATTAATGTATATGTGAGTTATACGGTTAAAACCAGTAATGCTACGCAAGTAGC